AGCGACAGCCAGCGACTTCGCAATGATCTGGCGCTTCATTTGAGTCAAGTAATCTTGTGCCGAATTGACCTGCATTTGTGATTTATACGGGAAAAGAGTATCACAGTAAATGAGGTTCGTTCTTGTTAGCACACATGTGGACCAGACAACAGGCTATTCAAAAGTAGTCATTAATCTTCTGAAGCAACTGAGCACTCTAGCTCCAAAGGTGAAGACTTATCACTTTGGATTTCAGCGTCACCCGAGTAGGGGTAATCTTCGTAAGGTTCCGGATGGAGTCGTGGCGTATGATGCGGCTGCAAATGAGGACCCGAAGGAGGAGGGATTCGGATTCAACAAGATTCACGAGTATCTGGAGATGGTCAATCCTGACATCGTAATGATCTACAACGATCCTTTGATCATCCACCGGTTCATTGAGGCGATGAAGTTCAAGAAGGGGGAGTCTCCTTACAAGCTTTGGCTGTATGTGGATCAGGTATATGAGGGAATTGCCCCTCCTTTGATTGAGACGATGAAGAACAACGCTGACCGCATCTACTGCTTCACAAAGTACTGGGCAGATGTCTTTTTCAAGTATGGAACATTCCCAGATGTTCGCGTTCTGGAGAATGCAGTGGATACATCCTTCTTTTCAAAGCTTCCAGTGTCTGCTCGTAGAACGATCCGAACATCTATGAATCTGGCATCCGATTCTATCCTGATGGTCAATGCAAATCGCAACACACAGCGTAAGCGTCACGATCTTGCAATTATGGGATTTGTAGAACTCCTCCGCCGTGATCCTAAGAAGCCCTATCACTTGATGATTGTCACTGGTCTGAATGGTCAGCAGGGCGCCTACTACGATATAAATCGTGTCTACCAGACAGAGCTCACACGTCATGGACTAGATCCTAAGGTGATGGCCACTCGTCTTATGATGGTGGATACGTCAGCAAAACCCGTTCCAGACTCTGCAATTAATGATATCTACAACGCAGCCGACATTGGTATCAATGTGTCCGACGGCGAGGGATTTGGTCTCTGTCAAATTGAGCACCTCTATACAGGAGCCCCTCAGATTGTAACGGATATTGGAACTTATCGCGCCTTCATGGATGAGAGCGTGTGCACGTTCATTCCTCCAGAGGATCGCACATATTTTCCAGGAACGATGCCCCTGGGTCTTTGGGCACCTACGTTTGACTACAAGAAGGTTGCCGATGCAATGGAGTCAGCAATCAAGACACTTCCCGAGAAGAAGGCGGCTGCATCATCATATGAATTCAAGACATGGGATTCGGTATGCGCTAACTGGCTCTCCGATATTAGAGCAGAAATCGAATCGAAGTAGGGCTGACCAGCTCGCCCATTCGCAGTAAGCGCTGATTATCATCCCATGCAGGTCCATCAAAAATCTCCTTAGAGTCGGGATCTAAGATTAGCGACATTCCCTTGACTAGAACCTTCTGAAGACGGCGATGTTTCCGAGATGTATTGCGGAGCACGGTCTCATCCAACTCTTCATTCTTGATGTTTGGCTTGAATGCCAGATCTTCACCCGTTGTTGTGCTGTCAAAACGCATACAGGATACAACCGGTCTCTCCTTAGAGTGGAGCTTCCGATGGATCTCGCAATCAATCGCTGACTCTTTTAACAATAATGCAATCCGCTGACTAATGCGTTCCTTTTCGAAAGCCGTTTCGTAAAGGTATTCATCTGTGGACATGAACGTTTCCACTGGATCTCCTTCGTATCGCTTCATGACCATGTCATTACGCCGAATGGGCGTGATGTTGGGACCCTCTTGTGTCTTCTTTTGAGCATCCGAAAAAACCGAGATGTAGAAACTCACCTTGACTGTGCGATCCTCCATGGGCAATGTGGCGTGAGAGCAAATACGGATTGCACGACCAATGACCTGGTCATGACGGGCAGGTGTCCAATGGGGCTCAACGATGTGAACGTGGCGTACATTCGCCAATGTAATACCCTCTGCACCTGATGCTGATGCCATCAACAACTGCAGGATCTTCTTGGGGCGTTTGGCAACACTCTCTTTCAATGAGGCAGGGAAGTTCTTGGAATAGACGCCGTTGAAGATCTGACGGGTCAAATCACGCTCTTCCTCATTCTCCTCACCAGTGTAGAACGTATATGCAGGACGATCGTCCAGCATATTGGGGTCCTCCACCCATTGATTGGCTTGCTTGATGATCTTATACGGTTGCCATCCAGCCGTCTCCAAAATCGCTGACAAGATGCCCAATCCTTCCAACGCACGGTACTGAGAATACACGAACTGATTGTTTCCCAGGGACTTCTTGATATTCTTCAGGATTGCCAACATCTTAGGACTGAATGCCTCTAATGCCTTCTCAGACAGGTATTTAGCAGGGTTGGATTTGATGCGCTTAAGAACTTCATCGTTGTTTGGAGGCTTATCTTCCGTCACACCTTCTGCATTGACTTCAGCCACGCGCAAATCCGGTGGTGTTGCGTAGTCGCATACAAGACGCGTTGGCACACGGAACGTGCTGAGATTCTCATTTAGCTTGGAGCGACCACGGCGAGAGTCAATCTTCATCTCAATCCAACGGACTTCCAGATACCGTGTGAATTGTTCGTTAGACATCTCCACTTTCTCAAGGGTGTGCTCCATGTCAATACGACGCGGAAGCAGGCGCTCATCGGCACCTTTGAAATACGATACAAGACCCTGAATACGGCGACGAAACATCATTGGATTCTTGATGTTCAGTCCATCCAAAAACAGATTGGAGAACTCCTCGTAGTCCGTTGGTAAGCAAGTAAGCTGTTCGGTCGTCACACGTTCAGAGGAGATTTCACCGCCACCAACATCAATCTCGATCTTGTTCTTGATAGATCCAACCCAATCGGCTGCTTGAGGGATGAATGGAAGGTCCTTCATATATTGAACGGCGACACGGTCACCCTCTCCATTATAGGTTGAACGAAACTGAGGTGGGTTCCGAGTCACCATCACGTGCTTTTTCAGTGCACTGAACTCAATCGTATCCACTTCGGGGATTGCACGAAATGCCTTAGTGATGCGCTCTTCATCCCATGTCGGAATCGTCTTGAATGGAATTGTGATCCGCTCAATCGGACCGCGCAGTAGGTTCATCATATATGCAATTTCATTTGGCGAGTTGATCACCGGAGTTCCAGACAAAGCAACCACTTTACATCGTTTTGCATTGTAGATCGCTTCATAAAGCTTACCAGTGATCTCGGACTCGTTGATGACACGGGAAATCAAGTTATGGGCTTCATCAACAATCACAACAGAGTCATCATACATACCCTCCTTCGTGTATTCGGGGATATTGGTCCTGGTCAGACCGTTGTAGCGCACAAAGGTAAACCTCTGTTCAAGAAGATCGCTGATTTGTTCACGAATAGCCTTCTTATCCTGGGTTGAAAGGCTCTCAAAGTTGGGCTCATTTCCTGATGTTGTAGTGTAGATGCGATTGTGCTTGTCCATGAACTTTTCAGAGATACCGAGCTTCTTTCCCTCTGCTCGGACCTCATCAGACATAGGCTTCACAGTCCAAAAGTTCTCAACTGCGTAAATCGGATCACCGCACTTCTGCAACTCCTCCTTGTAGTTCTTTTCAAGAGACGCCGGAACCATGACATACACCTTGCTCGTAGTCAATAACGATTCAGCTACTGCAATTGAAGAGCATGTCTTACCAGATCCTAAACCATGATAGACAAGCACGCCTCGGTAGGGAGTTTCAATCTTCAAGTAGTCCCGGATGATTTTTTGATACGGAAAAAGCTCCCGTCCGGTGCCCGTTCGCTGTGTGCAGAGGTCAATGTTTTTATCCTCTTCATCCAACGGCTCCTTGTCTTTTGCCCTGTAGTCTGACTTAATGAACATTCGGGTAATGGCATCTGAGAATGCCTTCCGGTTTGGAAGCACATAGGTTGGTGCTGTCCTCATCATTGTGTTTGGTGCCGAACTTTTTGCACAGGTATTACAATGGATTTAACCCGACGAAACCATCGGATGTGGATGGTCACCATCTATCTCTTCTTAATGGCTACATTTCTCTATCTGAAACCGTCCGTAGCCTTTGGGCGTGACGGAAGGATTCGGCCGTTTGGCGTGACTGATCGGGAAGCAACTGTCTTTCCTGTTTGGTTCTGGATCTTTGGGATGAGCGTGGTTGCCTACTGTATTACGGTGTATCTTGCGGGGTTCCGCTTCACCTCCTAAGATAGTTATAGTAGGAAGCCACAGTAGGAAAGTACGTATGTGCCCTTGGAAAGTTACAATTTACTTCAGCAATAAAAAATCCATCAGCGCGATAATCATCTTCGATGAATGATCCACACATGTGCCGAGGGACTACATACTGAGCACTATCAATCTTCGTGACTTCAGGAACATTACCTTTGAATGTGCCACCCGGAACATCAACAAAATCATCCCAACGCTGTTGGTCAAAGGTGTAGAAATGCTCTTCATCTTTCATCAATGGAAAGATTTTCCAGAATCCCGGATGCATAACCGTATCGTCATCTAAAAAGTAGATGAAGCCTTCAACTACCTGATTCATCCCCGCATTGCGCTGCGCGTGTCCCGCACGTCCACCTGGAGGAGTTGGATGACCAATCTCCCTGATATTTGGACGGTTATACCGAGGTGTGAACGGACCATTCTTTGTATCATATACAATCAGCCAGTTCGCGCGATCCAGATCAATAGACTCCTCCAGGAACTTCAGATTCTCTGGACGGGCACATGGGGTAATAATTGTAAGCATTGCATTCTTTTGACTGTTTCCCTTTATACTGTTTCAAACGTTTCTACAATGGATCGCAAGTCATCCATCATTTCCTTCCGCTGAACATGGTGAGGGCGAATATGGTTCTCACACTCAGTCCACGACTTCCATTCAATACCAGAAATTTCACGACGTTGCATAGGTGTGAATCGTTGTGTGAGATTTAAGAGCTCGGGTTTTTGCAAGAGCGCGATAAAGTAGATGTGTTTGTATCGAACACCATTGAGTCCAATAAATGTTTCCTCAATCCGAATGTTCTTCAGGACAATGAAGGAGTCTCGGGGAATATTCGTCTCTTCACCAAACTCACGTAGCGCACAATCAACATCAGACTCGCCTCGAATCCGACGTCCCTTAGGAAATCCCCATTCCGGTTCCTCATAAGGAGATGGATTGTTAGCTACAATATCAGCAACATTCAGTTGAGCAAACTTCTGTTGAGCACTCGCGAAATCAGAGGAGAGGTGCTCATCGCCCCAGACACTCCTCCACACCGTCTCAAATGATTCGGTTGTGATTGCCTTTTGTTCCTTCACGGTCATATTTCCAATGAGACGGTCTACATAGTCTGCATTGTTTGGATCATACTTTCCGCGCATAAACTCGGCAAAGCTCATACTGTCCTTGCGGCGTATCATAAGAAGTCGAGCTGTTTCAGGAAGTATTGGTAGGCTTGAACTGTCAAGAAGTACAATGCCACATGATAATACAGGGTCTGTGCACATGCGAAATAGATGACCTTTTCCACC